CAATCGGAACATAATCATTTCTACCTTCTTCAGCTTCTATCCACATCTTGTAGAACATATTGAGTCCGAGTGGAGTAGAAACAATCAGAACTTTGGTAGATTCACCAGCAGAAATAGTGGGATATACAGAAGTAAAGAATTGTTCAGCAATATTTTGAGGAACGTGTGCAAACTCATCAAGAAAAATAATGTTGAAAGAAGAACCACGAACTGCAGAACTAGAAGTCGCCGCGGCAATAACTTTAGATCCGTTTTCTACTTCTATATTACCTTTGTTCCATACAACTACTCCTTGCTGTAAATATTTGGGTAGATGTTCGTAAGCAAGTTGTAATCTAGCAAGTAATTCCCTTGCTACCATTCCTTTGTTCGCTAAAATAGCAACATTAACACTTTCGTTAAACAAAATGTAATGAAGAAGAAATGCGATGATGGTAGTTGATTTGCCTGTCTGTCTAGGCATTTTACAGATCACAAAACGATTATCATTGAACTTATGTATCATATCTTTTTGATAATCATACATATGAAAAGGTACGAGCCCGTGATCAACGTGAACAATACGGACATGATTCTCTATGAAGTATTCTGGATCTTCCTTGCAAAGTACGTACTCTTCAAGAGTTTCTTTTGTCCACTCTATATTTTGTCCAACGTTTTTGAGTCTGGGATTTCCTAAATAATTTTCGCTAGCCATAATCGTTTTTTCTGTTTTAGACTATCTTCCGACTACATTCTGTATATTCGTTTTTTATATGTTGTAAACAATCCTGACAATCTTTAGTCTTTTTTTCCTTTGCCTGATTTTCAAGAATTTGATTTAACGAGTTAAGCATTCTGTTCTTAGCATGTTTAATTTGTTTTGAAATAAAATTATCAGAAAGTGTTACTTTTATCATTTTTTCGCTTTTAAAAGTTTTTGTAATTCTGCTGTTGAACCCACAAAGACAGCGTTATTAACAGCAACACCAGGACCACCCTTCTCTATACTTAGTTCTTTTTTAGTTTTATGTAGTTTCATCAATGATTCATTTGCTTCTAATCCAGCTTTGATTAATTGTCCTACAACTTCAAAACTTCGTGGGTGTTCCGATTGTTTAGCAATCTCCAACATCTCTTCTACTGCGTCTTGATTTCTTTCGATTAGATTGTAGTAATTTTCACGGGCATAATTATAATCAACATCGTCATCCTTGCCGTCTGTTTTTGGTAAAACTCTGGCCACCGGTTCCGGTTTTAATTCTGATGTGGGCACTAAACTGGTGATTTCAAGAATTTCGTCTATACGATTATCCATTATTCATCCTCCTCCATACTTTCCCAAAAAGGCCCCATTTCCTCTATACATTCATTTGACAACGGAGCAATAATTTTATGTAATTCACTAATTTGTTTATCTAAAAATGTTCCCGATGGATACTTTTCCCTAATTTTATCACATATACAAAAACATTGTTTCGATACTTTATCTTCTTTTAGAGGTTTTCTTGTTCCTCTATATTTCGTATTTCCCAAAAAGTAAATAGTTTCATAACACGATTTAAAAAGAAGTAAAATATCTTTGGTCTTATATGTATCTTTCTGGATTGTCGTTTCAGTCAAGGGGTTTGCATAGGCAGTCAATCCGATGCACACCGCCAAAACTAAAAATGTGAACCGACGGACCATTATAATATTACATCAAGTCCAGTCACCGGGTCATTATCTATGTTATCATTAAAAAATTCAGTTGTTTCTGTATATCCAAAGTCATCGTTCGCTGTGGCATCGCCTGGTCCTGGTACTACTGTGTATCGGGTTTTAATTCCTGCAGCCCCAGATGATTCGGAACTCCACTCATTCAACACTTTCATTGTTCCTGTTGCAGTTGGTGAACCCGCATCTGCATTCAGAAGTATATAATTGGTAGAAAAAGTTGTGCTGTCCTCTAATATAATATATTCTGGTTCTTCAGCTTCTTCGCTCGGCAATCTAAGATTAACAATAACTTTCTTAACAACCGATCCTGTTTTAATATCTGGGTAAATATATCCTTTGAGCATGAAGTTCAACGACCAGATAATTTCACGTTTTAAACTAAATTCTCCCTCATACGAATCCTCAACCGAAACATCATTTAAGATTATTGAAATATCCGGCGAGATATTCATTTCGGGAATCAGATTAACATTAACATTAAATTCTGGGGTGAAAAATGGTACAATCTGTTCAAAAATCTGAGCACCATCTTCCGCATTTTCCACTGCTGCTGTCAAACTAAAATTAAAATTATAAGGAACAGGATTATATTGTCTCATTAAAGTGCTGGTCCCTGCCGCGGTATTGGCAGAAACTACTTGACCTATTGTATTTAATTTTCGCGTGCTATCATAAGAAATTCCGTTCATAACAAATCCCATCCGTGGAAGAGTTGTCATCACACTTGCATCGGTTGTTGACATTTTTCGTATATGTAACAATAATTTATCTTTTGCTTCGTATGCTATCGGAACTTTAATTTGTTCTGTAATAACCCCGGATGAATTTTTCCTTACAATGTTTATATCATTGAAAAGAGTTCCGAAAACCGCTACATACTTTCTAATTGTCTGATGATAATATGTTATTCCCAGCATTATTATAAACTCCCGAAAGGATTACCTTCAGTAAAATCAATAATAGCATCGGCCGCGGCCTCAATATCAGCATTACTGGAAGAAGTCGCCGCTGTATTCGCGGCTGAAGTTTGAGCATCGAAAGATGTAATAGAATATGAAGCACTTGAACTATCTCCAATAATATTTACAGTCCCTGAAAAATTCCCTGTCATATTAAGAAGATTGAGAATTTTAGTGGTCGAATTCCAACTACCCACTTCACCTTTAACCGTAGCCTCAGCAAGCGAATCTCCTTGATATACCGTTTCACCTACAGTGTAGTTTCCACTTCCACTATCCATTGTAAAATCAACAGAATAAGAATGTGTTCGTTCAATTGCGTCTATTGTATCGATACCTGTATTAAAAGATTGATCTGAATAGGTAAACATTTCACATAGCATATCATAGGACTGCAATTGTCCAGTTTGATAAAATATAGATTCATCTTCTATAAACAATATTTGAAATAGTGCTTTTGTTATCGGAAAATAAATCAAATCACCCTCATGCGGAATTTTTGCCCGACCATCAGTGGACAATCCTAAATCCTGCCATCTACGTTTCGCGACAGTAAATGTAATTTGGTCTTTTATTTGTAGACCCCACTTTGCAATGAAATCTCCCGACCCCTCAAAACCATCAACTGTTTTAATATACATTTCAATTGTATGGGCACTATTGTACGATGCAGAAGCATCTTCTCCCATTAAAGTATCTTCGTTATTTAATGTTCTCGGAAGATAATAAACATCGATTCCATAGGTTTTGATGGATTCGATCATTAAATTTTCGATCAATCTATTTTCCGGAGTATTTGTTCCGTGATGATTGAAATATGGATTTGTTGCCATTTACTATCCCATTAGTCCGTCTACTGGTAATTCGTATCGTAATTGCATTTCCCCCTCAATTGTTTCTATTGAAGTCGTTGCATCATCATACATTTGTCTACCATTTAATGTCACACCACCCGGTAGTTGCATTCCTTCAAATTTGATAAGGTTTTGTCCCCATTGTTGTTTAATCAATGCGGTAGTATATTTTTTGAGAAATAGGTCACTCCAAATGTCAGTAAAGGTAGCGGGATCAATAATTTTATCACATTCTACAATTACCCAGTCATCAATGTTTGCATCTATTCCCCATTCAATATCAAGATATAACCTGTCCGCATGTCGATTGTATCTAAACAAAGGAGCTCCAGTAAACATTTCATCTATCATTTGAAGATGTTGATTTGAAATTACATGATATTGTAAAGATGCTCCCATATTATGCATTTCATTTAATGCAAACTGATATTTGGCAGAAAACATAGAAGAAGATAAAACATTATCAGAGAACGGCATTACTCTCCGAACTCCTATAATAGATTCAGCTATTGAAATATATTTATTATCAAAATCCCCCAGTGATGTCGCAGTGGACGCATGTGTTGTTGCGGTTGCTCCACTATTGTTTCCTGTAAGAGTTTCGCCGGTAGCAATTGTTGTTGAGGTATTTGCATAAAATGTATTACCATCTCCACCAGATTTAACTCTTGGATTTTTATACCTTAACGTAGTATTGGCACTGTGATATTCGTGAACCTGAGCCCTTACACCACTTGTGCCCGCATCGAACCACTCTCCGTTTGCAAACGTTCCTGTGGGAGCCCCTGCTAATTTAACGGTAGATCCAGTTACCATGTGTTTTAGGTAATTTACTTCTGTTGCATCAAAATGGTATTCTTGGAAAAACTGAAGGCCATCATCAATACAATCTTCTACTTGGTCATCATCAATATTCAGTTCTACCACCGGCCATCCAAGTTTCCGTTTACAATAATCCTTAAAAGTTGCTCTTGTAGTAGGTTGTGTCATTTCGTTGCCTCCGCAGATACGGTTATAATTCCTTCAGCCACTCTTTCCACTATTGTTCCACCTGATTGAGTGTATTGAATGTCATAAACATAATTACCAGGAGAAATCGCAGCTGTCTGTGTTGCAGTCAAGGAAACTGTTACATTTGAACCTGCAATAGCAGTTGTTAGAGATGTAATATTATTTGATGAATGGTAGGACTGCCTCATTTTGGCAGCAGTGGTACCAGCGGAAATAGTAACATTTCCACTAGTAGAATTTTGAGCGGTGATTACTTTTTCAAACGTGCAACCCTGGTCCATTACAAGGTTTACAGTTTGTTTTTGAAGAGTTAGTGCCACAGTTTCTCCCTTTATAAATAAATGAATTCTTTGATTCTCTTATATTTATAAAAAGAAGTTATGACCATTTACTTTATAAAAGATTTTCAGCGGATTTTTCAAATGATGACATATCAAAAACATCTTCCAACATTCCAATTTCGATAGGAGAAAGTGTTAGTCCGTCTGGAAATTTGATTTTATCGATTCCTTCAATCTCAAATTCTTCGGACGCAACTTTGTTAAGATCAGTTTGAAATGACTCGACATTTTCTTTTTCAATTGTTGTGATGCCTTTATCATCTTCTTTACCATGTTTTTTAACAAGTTCAGCACGAACAACATTCCATTCTACCTGTGCTGCAGCCATTTTTTTAATAAAACGATTAAACCAATAAGCATCTTTTGGCGGCCATTTTTCATATTCATTACATTTTCGAATAGTTTCCATAAATTTTTCATTCATAAAAACAACATTTTTAAATTTCATATTAATTCCTTTATAAAAGTCAACATTTATTCAGATGATTCAGTCGAAACATCGGTGTCACTAGATTTATCTTCTTCCTTTTCAAAATCTTCTTCAAGTTCCGACATATCAAAAACTTCTTCCATCAGACCCATTTCTTTCGGCGAAAGTTTCAACCCCATTGGAAATTTAACTTTATTAATTCCTTCAATCTCAAATTCTATATTCAACAATTCATTGAATTTAATCTGAAAATCCTTCACCTTTTCAGTGTCATCTGCAGAAATTGAAAAGTTACCTTGTTCGTCCTCTTCGCCATACTTCTTGATGAGTTTGGTCCGTACTTCCTCGAAATCTTCCCCGAAAGATGTCAGTTTCTTTACAAACCGATTAAACCGATAAGAATCCTTTGGAGAAAAATCTTCATAATCATT